CGCACGTTCGATGTCGTCTACTACGCGGGAGATAGCACCGCTAGTACGTACGAGAACGGCGTCATGGTGATGTTCGGCGACTTCGGGAACCGCCTTGAAGTATGGCTGCGCTCGACCGCCTTCGTGTACCAGATGACCAACACGATGGCAGCCAATACCTGGTATGACTGCGCCGTTGTGTACAACACTGGCGCCTCGCAGGCGGGCGCTCTGTATGTCTGGGCGCATGGATCCGCTACGAACCTAGCCGGGTCATTTACTGGCGGCAGTGCTGGCACTGCAGTCTCAGAAAACATGTTCTGGGGGGATGACCCTACAGGTGACGCTGCGCAAGCGACGCGCATTGCTCATCCGCGCGTGTGGAATGCTGCGCTGACCGAAGCGGAGCTGATTCGCGAGCGGTGGTCGCGAACCGCTGTTAGGCGCAGAGACCTGTGGGCCGGGTGGAGTTTTCAGAACGACGGGCACGGCCTTGTTGACTACAGTGGCAACGGTCGAGACCTCACGGAGTCGGGCACGGTGACGGTGGAGGATGATCCGCCGGGCATTGCGTTGGTACCCTGGAGTCCGGTGTTCTTCGGTGCTTCGGAGGGTGGTGGCGAACCGCCCGCAGCAGCGTGGGGGCGTCTGGTTCACGGCAAGTTGATCGGGGGCAATCTCGTAAGGCGTGCAGCATGAGAGACATCACGCTCGGCGAGACGATCGACTTCAAGTTCACGACCTGCGAACCGGACACGGGCGCTCCTGCGACACTTTCTGGGACGCCGGTCATTTCCGCGTACGTTGGCAACTCGACCACGCAGATAACGGCCGGCATCACGCTCACGGTCGACTTCGATGGCGTGACCGGGCTCAACAACGTGCGCGTAGTGGCATCTGCTGGTAACGGCTTTGCGGATGCCACGGACGTAGCCTTGATCATCACCACTGGCACTGTCGATGCCGTAAGCGCGGTGGGCTACAAGGTAGCCGAATTCACGATCGGGCGGTCCGCTGCCCATACGAGGCTCGGCGCTCCGGCGGGCGCGTCTGTTTCTGCCGATATCGCTGCGATAGAGGCTCAGACCGATGACATCGGTGTTGCCGGCGCGGGGCTAACTGCCATTCCGTGGAATGCGGCATGGGACGCAGAGGTACAGAGCGAGGTAGCGGATGCGCTCGCCGTTTACGATCCGCCGACAAATGCTGAGATGGAGGCACGAACGCTTGTTGCTGCGAGCTACGCGACGGCTGCTGCGGTGGGGGCGATCGAGACGGATACGCAGGACATCCAGGCGCGTCTCCCCGCGGCGCTGGTAGGCGGGCGGATGGACTCGAACATGCAGGCCGCGGCTGCTGGGGTCATTACTGCATCTGTAGTGGCGACCGGTGCAATCGATGCGGACGCACTGGCAGCGGATGCGGTGACAGAGATTGCGGACGGCATCCTTGACCGCAACATGGCGACTGGAACAGACAGCGGCAGTCCGACAGTACGCACACCTCGCCAGGCACTTAGGGCGCTTCGCAACCGGGTGGCAGTGGCCGCCGGCACGGCTACGGTATATGCAGAGGACGACAGCACTGCATCATGGACTGCGGCTGTAACGACCGCTGCCGGGAACCCGATAAGCGAAGTTGATCCAGCCAGTGCGTAACCTCATTGCCCGCTTTGCCGTATGGCTGGCAGCTCAGTCCGGCGTCATTCTGGTCCAGAGGCCGAGCGAGGGATACCTCGCATCAGCCTTGCAGTTCGCGAAGCACGTCGAGAGTCAGCCAGAGCCCTGGGAGTGGAAGCAGCGCCAGGTGCTGCGAGCGCTCATGAATCGATTTCCCAAGGCAAAGGTTCGTGACCTGAACCTCGCCATTGAGATTGTGGTGCAGGAATGTTCGGTTTCAGGCCGCTGAGCCTTTGGAGCTTCACGAATAACGCTGAAGCTCCAGCAGCGCCGACGCACCGAGCTGTTGTCGTTCGTGGTTGCGGAATGTTGGTGAGATAGGGGAGCTACCCGAGAGGGCGCTTATGTATGGCAGCAAGAAAAGACGGCCTGCACTCTGAGCGAGTTAGGCAGCGGATCAAGCTAAGTCAGCTCGTTACGCGCTTGGAAAAGAATAGTTTGGGCGAAATAGAGATGACCCAAGCCCAAATCGACAGCGCTAAGTTCCTGGTGAACAAGGCAATGGGCAATCCGCCAGAGAAAAAGCAGCTGGAGCACAGCGGGGAAGTCGCTACACGGCTGATCATCGATGGCTGATATTCGCTACAGCTACCGCCACGTTCCGACAATCAAGCAGTTCACGCAATCCCGGAAGTTCATCCGCGGATTGATGGGGCCTTTTGGCTCTGGCAAGTCATCCGGCTGTGTGATCGAGCTGGTGAAATGGGGCGCGCGACAGAACGAGTACAACGGCAAGCGCCGCGCTCGGTTCGCGGTCATCCGGAACACATACCGTCAGCTGCAGGACACTACGATACGCACCTTCATGGACTGGGTGCCGGATCGCACGTTCGGTACATACACGAAGACGGATCACTCGTTCCTTGTCGATAAGCTGGACGAGGGGCTAGAGATCGAGGTTCTGTTCCGGGCGCTGGATCGGCCGGAGCATGTAGCGAACCTGCTGTCGCTGGAACTGACAGGAGCCTGGGTCAACGAGGCGCGCGAGATTCCCTTCGCGGTGATCAAGGCACTGCAGGGACGAGTGGGGCGGTTCCCCAAGGTGCTCGAGGGTGGTTGCGTCGATCCTGGTGTGATCATGGACACCAACCCGCCGGACGATGACAGCTGGTGGTACAAGCTGTTTGAAGAGACGCGACCCGCCAACGCGCAGATATTCAAGCAGCCATCAGGCGTTTCGCCGGAAGCAGAGAACAAAGCTTTCTTGCCGGCGAACTATTACGAGAACCTGATGATGGGCGCGGATGAGGATTTCATCCGCGTGTACGTCAAGGGAGAGTACGGCTACGTAAGGGATGGCAAGCCGATCTACCCCGAGTACAGCGATGCGATTCACTGCAAGGAAGTCGAGCCTGTGCCTGGAGTCGTCATACAGCGAGGCTGGGACTTCGGTCTCACGCCGGCATGCGTGTTCACGCAGATCCATCCGGACGGCCGCTGGCTCATCTTCGATGAGCTGGTAGCCGACGACCTAGGAATCGACACCTTTGCTGATCAAGTGAATCTGCACTGCGCTCAGAAGTACTCGCAGTTTCAGTTCGAGGACTACGGCGATCCTGCCGGCAGTCAGCGCTCCGCGATGTCGGCGGATAAGGACGAGAAGACCTGCTTCGACATCCTGCGCGGCAAGGGGATCAAGATTCAGCCGAGCGCGCAGAACCTCACGATACGCCTCGAGAGCGTGAAGAAGCCGCTGAACACGCTGCACAGGGGCAAGCCTCAGCTGCAGCTGCATCCGCGCTGTAAGACGCTCAGGAAAGGCTTCCAGGGCCGGTATCAGTACAAGCGGCTGAAGATCGCTGGTACTGAAGAGCGATTCCACGACACGCCGGACAAGAACCAGTACTCGCACCCGCACGATGGGCTGCAGTACGTAGCTGTGAAGGTGTTCGGTGGGCCGGTCAGGTCGAGAACGGAGAGAACCGTGCAGTTGAGATACGAGGCAGTCCCGGCATGAGCATTGCTTTGCAGAATCGCGTGGCGGAGCTGGAGAGGCGAGTATCTGCGCTTGAGAGCGTGATACGGCAGCTCGCCGACTCGAAGCAGCTGCAATCTCGCCCGAAACTGACTCTGCCCGAGAAGAAAAGCGCCTAAATGGCCAAGCTCACCGAAGACGAGCAGCGCGCCATCGTTGGCAAGCGCTTGTCTGACACGCTCAACTCATCCTATGCCGAGCTGAGGAACGATCGCGAGAAGGCCCTGGACTTCTATCACGGCCGCCCCATGGGCAACGAGCAGGAGGGCCGCGCGCAGGTAGTGTCCAAGGACATGATGGACACCATCGAGTGGATGATGCCCAGCCTGTTGCGCATCTTCGCGAACAAGGATGCGGTGCAGTTCGATCCCGTTGGGCCAGAGGATGAATTGCTAGCCAAGCAGGAGACTGCGTACGTCACGCACGTCCTGTGGAAAAAGAATCCGGGTTTCATGATCCTGTACAGCTGGATCAAAGACGCTTTGATGCAGAAGGTTGGCTACGTCAAATACTGGTGGGAGGACGAGGAGAAGGTCTGCTTCGACCACTACACGGGGCTGAATGACGAACAGCTCGTGCTCACGATGCAGAGCCTGCAGGAGCAGGGCGAGGTAGAGGTTGTCGGCTCCGAGCAGGACGATGACGGCACCTGGTCTATCAAGATCAAGCAGAAGAAGAAATACGGTTGCGCCAAGATCGAAGTGACGCCGCCTGAAGAGATCATCGTTGACAGCCAGTGTCGCGGTGATGTGAAGAAGGCGAAGTTTGCCGGGCATCTACGCAAGCTGACGCGCTCGGACCTGTTGCAGATGGGCTACTCCCGCAAGCAAGTCGAGGCAGTCACGGACTACCGGCATGAGATTACGTCCGAGGAGCTTGCCAGGGATACGGTCAACGAGACCTTGGACGATGACAAGCAGGGTGTGGACTGGGCGACGACTGAGCTAACGCTGCTTGAGTGCTACACGTACCTCGATGTCGATGACGATGGCATTGCGGAGCTGCGCCACTACCTGATGGGCGGGAACGAGATCCTGGAGAACGAGGAGTTTCCGGAGATCCCGCTTGAATCGTGGACGCCGATCCCGGTTCCGCACCGCCATGTCGGCCTGTCGATCTACGACATCATGGAAGACCTGCAGCGGATCAAGACCGCCTTGCAGCGTGGATTGCTGGATAACGTCTACTTCACGAACGCTCCACGTCTCCTATACGACAAGAACACTATTGACGTAGGGATGCTGCAGATCAATCGACCTGGCGGTCACATCGCAAACGATGGCCCGGTTATGGGTGCGGCAATGCCGGTGCCAGTGAACCCGATGGCCGGTCAACTGCTTCCCGTTATCGACTACGTGGATGCAGTAAAAGAGACGCGCACCGGTGTTGGCCGCATGACATCAGGCGTCGATGCGGACGTGCTCGCTCAGTCCACGAAAGGCGCCTACACGGACGCCAAGAGCGCTGCGAACCAGCGCATCGAGGCGATTGCTCGCATCTTTGCCGAGACCGGCATGTCCAGTCTGTACGGCTCGCTCCATCGCCTGCTGTCGCGTCACCAGGATTGGCAGACGCGCTTCAAGCTCAAGTCTGAATGGGTCGAGGTAAATCCCACAGAGTGGCAGGAGCGGGCGAACATGACCGTCTCTGTGGGCCT